CGGATCTAGTCGAACATTCTTAACAATATCTTTTACAATTAACATTGCATCATCTGGATTTAATTTTTTACGATTAGCTCTTGCACTTCTTACAAATATATCAGCCACTTCTTTTATAACATCATTTGATGGAGCATATTCTGAGACTGGTCTTAGACCATTATCTTTAAATATTTTATATTCAGTAGATAAAGTATCTCTGATTCTTTCTTTCATTAATGCTACAAATTCTTTTGCTGAAACATTTAAGTTCTTACCTTTAACAACTAAATTTAAAAAATTAGCCCAGGAACTGTGAACATTAGTTAGTTCTTGTACTAATTTTAATGCATCTTCTTTTGATACATTTAATTTTTTAGTTAATGCTGTATAAAAATCATCTGCTACTTTAGGTTCAATACCTTTAACAACTACTTTGTTTCCTTTCAGTCCTAGTTTACCTTTCAAAATAGTATTAACAATTAAGTCTGATAATTCATTAGTCATGCCAGATTTATTGGCAGCTGATTGAGAATACTTAGAAATATTTTTTACAATTTGATCAAAGTTTCTTAAGTAATCTGTAGCCATTAAATTAGCTGAAGATTTTTTTCCTTCTAATCTTTGAATACCATCAAATAATTCTTGTGGTTTATTACTTCTAGATCTAAATGGTCGA